CTCTTAACGTGACTTTATTGTGTGCCGTCTATCAGCCGCACAATGAATATTTTTTTTGAGATGTACCATTCGAGCGGGTCATGGTGGGCTGTTAGTCCGCTCACGTTGACGCGATGAATGTAGTAGTCGTCGGCTGGTATCAGGCACTCGGCCCACACCTTGCCCGTCATGTCAACGGCTGGCAGTGACGGTTGGGCTGACGTGTGCCAGCCTGGGCGATGGGCGAAGCGTTGCACTGCTCCATCACTCCCGATGCCGAGGTCATAGACGTGTCGGCCTCGCTTGCCATGTGTCACCTCCACCCATCGGCACCCGTCATGTGTGGCCTTGGTCACTTGGTTGCGTCGTGGCCGTCTGTCTTGCATGATGAGTGGGCGTTGCCGTTGTAGGTCTATCAGGGCGAAGCCTGTGCTTACATACTGGAGGGCAATGTCGTAGGGGGCGCGTGCATCTATCCACTCACCAACCGGCAGCGGCAGTCCGCTGTCGATGAAGAGCGTGTGAAGCGTTCCGTGATCGTCACGTCTCAGTAGTTTATAAGTCTTGATTGTTTCCATTGTTTATCTTCTTGAAGTGTTTGCCTTCGGCTATCATTCGGGCGAGCGCATCGCCATAGCGGATGCCGTTGTTCTCATAGTTCATCACTATGTCGTACCATCGTGGCCACAGGCGTTGCATCACCTCCAGCGACTCGCCGTGTATGTGGGCACCGAAGCCACAGCCCATGCACCCCGTGCGGGTAGCTCCTTGCTGGTAGATGTCGGGCAGTGGTAGTTGGCGGTCGTTGATATACTGCCAAACGTCTTGCTCATTCCAGATGGCCAGCGGCCACGATGCGGGGTGGTGCTTGCTGTCCTCTTGGAAGGCGTTGCAACCGCCACGTTTCAGGTAGGCCATTGTTCGCATGTGACTCTCGGCAGCGGTCAGTCCCACGTAGGGGTGCAATCCGGTCTGCTTGGTGTAGTCGTAGGCCGGTTTCTTCTTCAGCCAATGGCAGCAGCGGTCGCTCACTTCGTATGGCTCCGTGATAAGGTATCGCCAGCGGTATGGTATGCCGTGGCGGTCTTGGCGGTTGAGCATGTTGGCCGATGCCAGGCAGTCGGGGTTGCGGCGTACCTGTTTCACATGGTGGGCCACCTCCTTGCTTACCAGTGGGAATCCATACTCGGCGAACACCTGTTGCAAGGTCTTCACGGGTCGGACTATCTCGATGTTGTGGTACTGCTGTTGCTCACGGATGAAACGGCAGACGCTTGGCGACTCACAGCCGGTCATCACAAAAATACACTTAACTTGCGGAATGACTACCTCGACGAGTGACAGCATCACCACCGAATCCTTACCGCCTGAGAATGAGACGTACACCTTACCGTCGTATCGGCTCTGGAATTGGTCTATCACTCCCAGCGAGTGGTCTATCTTCTGTGTGAGCGTCCATTGTTGCCGCTCCCTGAGTTCCTGTATTGTCATTGTCTTCGGGTTTATAGTTTGGGTCGTTCAATTCCATGAAGCGTTGCCTTGCCCTCTGCTTGTTGGCTTGCACCTTCTCGCGTGTGTGGCTCCGCATCTCTTGGTGGGTCTTGATGTGACAGGGGATACACAGCAGCTCGATGTTGGCGGGATTGTAACAGAGTTGTTCCATCTCCATGACGGTGCGGCCACTCTCCACGGGGTTGATGTGGTGGCAGTCCA